AAAATTTTATCTCGGCCAAAAACGTCTATGTCTACATCTGTTGAAATTGATTTCATAATTTTTTTATGTTAGTTGGAACATAAGGGCAATAGAACATTCCAGTTTCTGCGTAAGATAAAAAATTTTTGCCAAATCTTAATACAAATGCCGCTTCGTCTTCTGGGTTATAAAAAGTAAATATATGATTTTTATGGTCAAGATAATACGACACTACGCCACGTTCGTATTCTTCTTCAATATATCTAATAATTGATTCATTAAGATCACTATTTGTTGGAATTTTAATCATATTAAATATCTGCTTAGTATATACTGTCATCTTTTGGGAATTTTATTCTAAACGCAGCCGCTAAATCTTCGTCTATAAATCTAAATACACGCCAATTGCAATATGTGATGTCTATTTCGTCCACAGGACCATTGTCAATTTCCCATTTAATAATATCCTCTTTTGCAGGATATTCTTTTTTGGCGGTATTATACAGGCACTTATTGTATTTTAACAATATCATAGTCCAGCTTCCCCTAATAATGTTTTGATATAAACCACATCATCGCTGTTTTGTCTAAACTTTTTCATCCAATAGCCAGGATCAATAATATCGCCAATAATCTTAGCGTGATCTTCGTTAAACGAATCCATTAAATTACCACCAGATTCGCACAAATATATTACCCACGGGCTTATTTTACCAGTACGTATTAGATGTGCTGCTTCGTTGGCCGATATTGTGTCAAAAAATTTAGTAAATTCTGTATTATTTGCAGTTGTCCAGTCTATTATTTCGGCAATACTTCTCTCTGCGGCCGAAACAGCAGGTTCTTTTTTAATTAAGTCAACGATGTAAGTATCGTACACGAAATCTTTAGTCCAATCTTTTAATTTAACACTGTTCTTAATAACAAACTCGATAAATTTATCCGGATATACGGGTTTAAGATTAGCTAAATGATTTCCAAATTTTACAAAATCAATATAGTATGGACTGTCAATAAACTCCTGCACTGACTTAGTTTTTTTTGAAGACATAGTGATGTCATAGAATTTCTGAAAAGTTCTGTGACCAAATCTTGATGCGGGGGTCTCTATCTCCATAAATCGACGTTTCTTAACGCAAAGATGAGTAGAAAGTGTTATCTCTTTATGAAATTTATTTCCGCAGTATTTGCATTCAAATGGTTGCAGCACTTGTTTACTTTTTTCCCTTGGTATCAGACTTGAAAATTTCTTTAATAGTTTTGTCATCAAATGCATTTGCCTTAAAAAATTCTTCAAAATCGTCTTTTGTGTTTATCTGCTGTAGCATTTCTAAATCGCTATCTTTCATTAACGGAAAGAACTGTAATAATGCTTCCTCTAATCTATTTTTCTTTAATTTCTTACCCGGCGGTATCCAATCTCTATATTGCTTTTTGGATGTTCCGCACAATGCTAGTAATTTCCACTGTAATTCAGGGTGTTTTGATATCGATGAAAAATCTGTATTTACAACATCGTTGACTAAAATAAGATGCTGCTCGGCATCCCCACGGGAAGAACTCATCCATCGCATCAAAACCCATAAGCTAATTGCTTTCTTTTGATCATCGTTTAAATTAGAATAAAAATTTTTATCACGAAAATCCATAGCGGCTAATTCAAGTGCTAATGGTAATATATTTTCCTTTTTATCTTTAACTTCTTCTTCTTGCACTGCATCCGGATTTAATTTATAAAATCCATCAAGCCAATCACTTACGTTGTTCATGCTTTCACCAAAAATGTTTTTGCATGGCTCGAGGTCTGATGAATTCGCAATATCTTTAAAAAGCCACTACGTATAAGCTTCTTAAGATCAGAATCGTTTTTAACTTGAGGACGATATTTTGTATTAACACAGTACATTCCATCTGGATTCTCATTAAACCATTCTTTAATAAACTTACGACGATCTTTACCGTAAGTTTGGGATTCTACATAAAGATATTTGACTGTCATGGCGTTTTATTCAAATAGTGCTGCAATATCAATCACTTCTGGTAAACGAGCAGTGTCTTTAACAAATAATGCACAATTAGGATATGGTGTGTCTTCTAATGGAACAACAAGTATATTGCCATTTTTTAATTTTGGGAAGAACCATTTAACCTCTGCATACACATTTGTTATTATTATTTCTTTTGGACGCGGTACCATATGTCTAAGCGGATTAAATACCATTGTATGAAATCCCCTGTCGTTTAGGCTTGTGAGGGGCATAATTTCTAAGTCGCTATAATCATTGTCACATACCAACACAGACCAATCTAATGGCATCTGAATTTTATATTTGTCAATTTGTAACACAACCGCGGGAGCATAAAAGCTTTCCAAGAAGATTAAGGGAATAAAAAAGTAATCAGGATTTTTAGGATCTGAATAATCAAGAACGCAGAAACGCACATCGTCGACTTCGTTTGGAACTTTGTCGAGTTCATAGGCTATGTTGTCGTTAGTAAGGATTCGCATTAAGGTGTCCAGTTAAAATAAGGGTAGCTCATTGATGAATTGTTTACAGCATTCATATAATTGTAAAATGCACTATGCAGGTTACCGTATTTAACAAAATATGTGTTAGAATAGCAATCACTTTGCTAGATTTCTCACTATAAGCATAGCATATATACCGTTCTTGGCCCTTACCTTTGTAATCTCCGGTTATAACTTCATTTAATCCAATTCTATCAAGAAAAGTTTTAAACAGATCAATATCTTGCTGTGATAAGGGTGTGCGTATAGATTTCATCTAGCAATACCTATAGCTTTTCTATGTTCTTCCCATTTTTTATCAAGCTCTGCCATATCTCTTTTTATATTCATTTTACCTATTGATATACGAGAAGGCAAAATACCACAGCGAATAAGATAATCACATAACATATTTTCTAATCCAAGATGTTTTACTGACATAAATGTGATATTGTATGATGTATCAGAGTCGTCTTCGTACATTAAATCAACTTGATTGCTTGCTGCATTATTATCTTCTCTTTCACCTATAACAACCTCAAGGTTGTTTGCATTAAAAAATATTTTTAATAAATCATGATATCCATATGAAATGTGTGTTTTTATAATCATTTAATAATTTACCTTAGTAATTGAAAAAGGGTATTCCGCTTCTTTATAAAATTTCTTACGTTTTGATAAGTGTGATTTACTGTATTTGCAATTAGAACACACATCATAGACATTGACAAATGATTTGTCGGGTGCAACACGAATGCCGCGTCCAATACTTTGAATAACTCTAACAAAACTCTTACCTGCCTCAAATAAAACTAAATTAAAAATACGAACAATATTAATACCAGTAGAAGCAACGCCGTACGTCGCGATAATAACTTTACCATCAACTTCTTGAACTTCTGCATATTCTTCTTTCCTATCTTTAGATTTCATTTTTCCCGACACAAATATAGAGTCTGGTATCATTGATTGTAGCATCTCGCCTGTCTCAACACGATCAACCAATATAAGAGTGTTGCCTGCGTTGGATATAGTAATTGCTTCTTTTGCAATGTATTCGAGTCGTGGACCATTTGTAGTAAGCCATTTTAACTCTGTCTGATAGTTTCCGCTTGCTGCCCTGCCAACATCTTGCAGTTGCCATACATTAACATGCAAGTTTGCAAGAATACCTTTTTCTTGTAAATCTTTTGTATTAATTTGTCCAAGCATAGGACCAATACACGCACGCACGCCCACTTTGTCAGCTTCTTCTTCGGGCATTGTTCCTGTAAGTCCCCACCTTATTGGGGCGTGAGCTAAATAGGTCGATAATATCTTTCTCAATACATCTCCCTTTGCTTTGTGGCAGTTTTCTACTACAGCACCGTCAACGATATAGTTGTGATCGTTCTTTATACCCAGTGTATAAACTTCAGCAGGTTTATCTATCTCTTTTCTTGTTATAAGCTTCATTTAGTGCCTTTATTTTTTTTTGAGTTTTAGAATCAAAATCTTCAATGCAAACCATTACGGACATTTGTTGTATATCTTCTTGTGTAATAATATTCATTTTATAATCATTATTTTTACACCATAATGATAGTGATTCTATTTTTGATTTTTCTTTATCGCGATCCAAGAGCTCTCTGGGCTTTATTTCCGTGACTGTCTTGGTATTATGATTTATAAAATCCACTATGTAGATATATTCTTTACTATCATAGATATATTTTATTCTCAGTGACTCATATAAATCATCTTTATTCAATGAATAATATATTGCCTCCCACGAAGATCTAAACTTTTTATCTCTATAACAACTATCCCAGTGTGTATTTCTATTATTAGAATTTGGAGTAAAACATCCATCAAGAATCTTCTGCTTCATTGTGATAGATTTTTGATCTTTATCCTTCTGCGACATTTCTGTGCCAAACATAGGATTACCTTTTCCCATTCTATCACTAGATAATGCCTCCAATCTTTTATCTGTTTCCTTTGTAAGACCTTTACACCAGCTCGAATATGGATAGTTTCCCTTTGTGGTTTTGTTCCAGGGAATACCTGTATTTAGATTCTTTTTTATGTTCTCGCCGTGGATAGACTGACATGCTTTGCCACCTTTTTTAGATATAAGAGATTTTATTTTCTTCTCAATATTTATTTCAAATGTAAGATATATTTTATCAAAGTTCCTTATCCAATGTTCGTCTCCATTTATGCGTCTAATAATCCTCAATGCCAAGTTATCACAGTACTCTATATTATTTAGAATAACTTTTTTTGGATTAGCTGAATAAAAAGTTATCCTTGATATCTGGTTATATTCTGTTAGTTTATTATTAAGATTATCTATAAGTTTCATAATACATCAGCCTTTGTTTTATGTATTTATGCTTTTTATATCATCTTCCTCATTTATCTGATCTGCCCTTATCCATCCTCGCTGTGTCAAAAATCGATGATTTCCCGTAACCTTTATTTTTCTACCATTATCGAACTCTAACTCATACATTTTCTCATTTGAGGATTTTGTTAGATTTTTATGAACATACTCGACTATATCTTCTTTAAAAATATGTTTATCTTCAGAATAGTTGATAATAGTATCGCCTACATTTATTTCACTTATTTTCAAATAACCCGAGGGCGTAAGCACTAATGAATCAGGGTGGAAACATTCATCCACAATAACGCAGACTACTCCCTCGAAGAAATCGTTTATATTGATCTCTAACTCTTGTTCTTTTGAACGCTTGTTTAGGCTTTCCAGACTTTGCCATGTGCAGATTGTATGAGTTTTGTTATATTCTTTTCTATCGCCATAAAATACACCAACATCTAAACCAAAGTTAATGTAGTCTTCTTCTGTTTGTGTAACTAAATCTTTTGTGGGCACAATTACTATGCTGCGACCGTAGGGTTCAACTTTATGGCTTAAAATCGCGGTAATAATTGTGTTGTGTGTTACTACAAAATTATCAGTGATGTACAAATGATCAGCATGATCAATCATAATGCACTGTGCTTCTTCGTTGCCAACTAATTCAATTTTTTCTACGCCTAATTTTAAATTAGAATATTGATAATTATCGGATATCCTTGTTAACTTACGAGATAATCTAGATAATAATTTTCTATTAGGGTATCTAATAGTTACCGTGTAATTTCGAATACCGTTCTTCTTTTCGCCTAAATATGTATATGTAGGAATTTTAGATTTAATTGTGGATATGCCACCTATTGAGCGAACAATTTCTTGTACGTCTGCAGCCATTTGTTCACTGGAGGTCGAGATGGAAATTTCTCCATTACGTCCAACATACCCATCAGTGTCTACCAATCCTGCAATCAGCGATTCTTTCTGTGTTATTGATGAACATTTATAAGCAACAGGAATAAATTTTTCATGGGACAATTTATGGTCAAGACCTAAATCTGCTATAATTTTACGATATTTGTGAAATATACCGGTATCTTTTAAATTACCAGCATTATTCCCTAATCTATCATATACTTCTTTTCTGATACAAATGGCGTAATCATATATACCGTCTAATTTTTTCACATAATAATCACTATCTATTACAGTTTCTATATATTTGATCAACTCGGTGTCGGCTGTAGAAAAACCTAATTGCCCATTCCTAAATGACCCATCACCTAATAATATACCCAGAAAATACGGATCCAACGGTAGTGTCGTATTATCTTGTGAGTCATCAAGTAATAACGGTACATAATATGCACCGTTTGTTTCTGTTTTTAATCTAATTAGTTCAGTAGTGTCAATGATTTTCCACTTATTTGCCCAATGCTTATTATAGACTTTCCATAAATGATCTTTACAACAATCGGCTGTTCGACCATCGGAAAATGTAATACGGTATATATCCTTTTTACCTTGTGGGAAAACTCCTATAATCGAAGATACAGCGCCGCTTGGCGTAGTAATACTATCGCCAAGTTTAATATCTCCCATTGTTGTCCATCCCGTAGGTGTCTTAATTTTCGAATATAACGGCTGTGCCTTGCCAGCGCCTGTTGGGGCAATATTAATGCCAGTAATGTTCTCTAAGTAAGAATTTATAACGTCTAGCTGATGTTCTCTAATTTCAATAGATTCGCCTGCCCTAGGATGACCTTTTGGCCACTTTATGTGTGCATAGCTATCTTCTTTTACTTCTTCGAACACAAATTCTTCTGTAGGTTGCCTACGATCATCTATTTCTATTTCATAACCGTGTGATTGCACAATAGGTAAAAGAATGTCAAGTAAATTAAGGTAAGAACGACCGGCAATATCGCAGAAGCTCATAGAGCCGTCCCATCTACCTAACTTCACTGACGGTAAATGACGGGCATATGGTAATATAAATTTTAATGAGTTAACCATTGCCCTTCTGCA